TCTGGCCAGTCTTTATACATCTCTATAGTTCTACCCCTAAAGGAGACTATGTCGTTAACATAGTTATCAGTTACTGATAACGTTTGACCGTTTACGGCGGTATAGCGTTTGGTTAAGTACCTGGAGAGACTGAGCTGATTATCACTTATTTCATCGCCAAAACTGTATGCCGCTGGTGTGTTGATATCTTGGTTCGGGTCATATATTTTTACACTACTACCTTTTATTTCGTTGATAGGGGTCGTATTATCCATAGCGTTCGCGCCAAAATAACTGCCACGACCGATGCAAAGATAGGCCATTTCTATTTCTTTATGATCATCAAACAGGCTGTATGTTTCCGCAATTAAATCAGGCACAGACAAAACTTCACCATAGATATCTGGCACACGGCCACCCAGTCGCTGCTTGTTAGTACGTTGTGCCAGGCTATTATTAGGAGAGGGCGGGGAATTAGAGCCGACATTATTAGCGACTACTGACGGTATAACGGCCGTAGGCATAAGAAAAGACACCGCGACAGAAACCCCGACCGATATGATCAGAGCGAGAGTAAATGGATCAAAACCCATTGGCCTAACCACTGCATAAATACGGCCATCAAGTCTAAGCAACTTGTCAACATCACTACGGGATTTAGGCGTAACATCGTTAGTCAAATCATTGTGATATAACTTGATATTCTGACTTAATGACTCACTCGTAAATGCTTGTTTTAATAGCGCCTCAACATCATGCCCTTGGTAAAGCTCAATGTTATTAACAGGATTAAAAATATCTCTGATAACGACTAGCTCAATAGGTCGCTTAAATAACTTCATAAAATACCACCCTATTAAATCCTATTCTGACTACGCTAAGTGTCTGCCACACCACACCATGCGGCTCTAAGTGCAGCACACGACCATCTAGCCATAACCCAACGTGCGCCTTATCCTTTGCTCTAAACATCACAATGCTGTACTGAGTTGGCACAATGACTGGCTTAAACTGTCTTAAATTGCTGGCATTAAAAAAGCCGCTTGTTAGCAGCCTGTTGGTTAAATCGATACCTGTGTAATGCCTGTAAGCATCTATCAAAAAATGCTCACAGCAATATTTGTCAGCATCGTAAATGATAGCGTCCCACATTAGACAAACCCTCGCAGCGTTGGATAGTCATCAAGATTATAGGTGGTACCAGTCTTGGTTAGATTCATATGTTTCGCACGGCACACAAAAATAGCGCCTTCTTTTTTGGGCTCGTAATCAGTAGCTTCTAGGCCATTTATTGTGACTTGTGGTTTGGTTAAGTCGCTAAGATTGTATTCACGATAATTAAGATTTGGCCGGACATGAGCATATAAATCGCTTGCTCTCATGCGGTCGAGCTCAAACGGGAAGTCCTCGCCCAAATCGCCAACGCCAATAGTTATTTCTTGATCCAAGTCATCTGAGTTAGTGCCCTTTTGAATAGTCAGTGGCACATACTCATAATCATAAGGCATTGCGTTCTCATGCATGACTGTCACGCCGTCAGCATGATTTTGTACAATGCGGTAAACCTTAGACCATGCAGGGTGTGATATTTCAACACACTGCAATCTAACATCGTCGGGATTGCCCGATAACCAGTAGCTATAATCAGGCACTTAAACCCCTCCGCTTTCGGGTAAATCTTCGTTAACTAGTTTCTCAAGCGCATTAGTAAAGCCACTTATATCACCGCCCGCCTGTTCGTAAATATAAACAAATTCTTTATCTATCTCTAAATTTAAAGATCTTGGTTTAACGACTAAGTTAATACTAAACTCAAAAACGTTGCCGCCTAAAACACTTGGCTTGCCCTCACCAACAAATCGGCACTCGTACCAAGCCAAGTCGCTACCATCTACTATCAACCTCAAAGCAAACGCCCTGGCACGATTGACGCGCCAAAACGCTGTAATGTAATCTTGGTGAATTGCTTTATGCCTAAAACTGACTTGTACTTGATGCGGTCGGCCAATACCATTTAGCCTTTGACGTGGCATACCGTTATCGTACTGAGTGGTTGTCACATTATTGCCAAGTGTAGCGCCGTAGCTCTCAAGCAACGGGCATAGTACAAGTTGCGGTATTACGTCTTCTATAGCCATGTTTAACGTCTCCTTGGCGCTTGTACTGATTTATTCATCATCTTAGATGGGTGGCTGTTAGGGTTTTGAAGCTGTGTCCAGCCTTGTTTTATTTCGTTGCGAACATCACTGATCGTAATAGTTTTGCCGTCGCTGCTAGCATCGACTTTAGCGCTTGAGTAGTTGTTGATAGTCAGGCCATCACCCTTACCGACCTGCATAAACTTGGTAAAGTCTTTGTTCTGATTGGGTGACAATACCCGCTCACCTTTATCCAGTAAGTACGTAGTTTCGGCTGGTACGTAATCCAAACCACCGTGTGCGATACCTGCAACGCTTGGCGTTGCCATCCCTTGAATGGCGGCTGCGCTTGCTACTTGCATAGCTGATGCCGCTATTGCCATTGGCATTGCGATGTATGGACCAATAAGCGGGATAGCTGATATGGCGTTAAATGTATTTGAGTAAGTTTCCTCAATGTTCATTAACGCCTTTTGGACAGCAAAAGCTTTTTCCATGACAAAGGCAGCTCGATGCATCTTGGAGTTTTCGCCAAAGAACATGGCGGCTGCGCTGGTCATGGCGCTAAATGCATTCTCTTGCAGTAAGATACGCTTGTCTTTTAACTGCTCATCTAGCGATTGTTGCTTAAGCGCATGGTCTTGCTCCATCGCCCATAAGTTGTCCAAGTGCTCTTGCTTGGCAATTTCTAGTAATTCAAAGCGCTCAAGCTCTGGAAGTTCAAACTCACCGCGCTCATCAGTGGCATTAATTTGATTCTGACGTTCAGAGTATTGGGTATTAACGGAATTAGAATCTTCCTCTTTATCTTGCGCCAAGCGCCATACTGAATAGTCATCATCGGGCATCGTTCTTCGAGCCATACTATCGATACCCGTGCTGAGGGATTGGTTGCCATTGGCTCTGGAGCTGGTGGCTATCGACTGATATAACTTGTCTTGCTCACGTGCTTTCGCTTTAGCAGCAAAACTGAAGTTATCTAAATCCTTTTGATAAGCGGCGTTTTGTAGGTCAATATATAATTTACGAACGCTATCATCTTGAATACTAGCTGCTTCAATAGCCTTTAATTCTTTTTGATGCTTTGCATGGATTTGGTTTTCTTCGCTCATGTACTTATCCATAATGGACACGAGATTAGAGTTTTTCTCTTTGGCGTAGCGTTCTTCTTCGCGCGCCATGTACTCAGTGCGCTGATTAGAACCTTTAGCGTACGCCTCTTTAATTCCTTCTACGCGTTTAGTATGGTCAAATTCTACCTTTTCGTTAGCGGTAGCGTACTGGCTTGCGATAGATAGTCGTTTGCGCTGCAACTCTTCTTGCTGACGTAAGACATCTTCTTGATGCTTAGCTATTAGTTGCTGCGATTGATTGTTAGCCCCGCTATATGCGTTACTAGCGCCACCGCTTGCGCCACCTTTTATGCCTTTGGACTCAGGAGCTTGATGTAATAAACTAACTTTTACGCCGTCTTCAAATGTTACGTCAGTAACATAGCCGCCACCGTTTTTGTCATGCCAGGCTTTAACATCCTTTACAGGTACTTTAGTAGTAATTGGGGTGTTAACGTCCATCCCAAAATCTGTACCTAAGTGATAACGTGATGCACCAGGTATTCCAGTGTTACGCTTACCAAAGCCGCTTGTTTTTGGGTAACTAGTAACTGATTTACCGTTAGCCTCAAATCTTGCTAATGTTGATGCTGTAACCTCAGAACCGTATCGCTTATCGCCGCGTGCATAACGGACATCTAAGTGCGAACCGCTACCAATACCAGTGTTGCCGCTGATGCCCACTAATCGAGCTTGTGCCTCAACCTGTTTCTTGATAGATTTTGCGGCGTTACCTGTTGATTTGGCTAGTGCCTCTTGAGCTTTGGCATTTGCCTCAGCTTCAGCGGTATTGAGTGCCAAGCCATCGCTATTACTTTGTAAAAATGTATTAGCGTCATAATAAGTACTCGCTAAACCTGATAGATTGTATTGCTGCCTAGACATTAAATCGTCAACAGTATTAATCATGTTTTCATATTTTTGAGTGACCGACATATAACCATCGGCACCGATTAATCCAGTCTTTACAAAACCTACTGCTAATGCTTTGCCTTTAGCAACTATGCCATCAGCGTTAAAAAATGCCTCTGACGTTTCACCGATATTGCGCATCTGGCTACCGACTTGCTGAAAAGCCTCGGCAATGATACTAATACCGCCTGCCAATCCAACTACTAAAGCAGCTGTCACCCTGATCGACTGGCCAATACCATCGACTTCATTTTTAAACCCCCGGCCTTTTTTTGCGCCATCTGTAAAATAACTGGCAAGCGTACCCAGTGCGGGTATCATTTCGCTAACCAGTTGAGTTTTTAAACCTTCCATTCTAGTTTGCACAGCTTCTACTTGTGCAGCTAGCCTTCTTGATTCCTCAATAGCAGCCGCAGTCTTGATGACGCCTGCATCTTCTAGCTCTTTACCATATTTATTTAGTATCTCTCCGCCATTAGCAAATAACGGCATCAGGTTACCTAAGTCGCCTGCCAAGCTCTCCATAATAAACCGCTGTTCTTGCGATGTTGCGCCTAATGCGTCAAGCTCGTCTTTTAGGTACTGAATAGCGCCAACACCATCTTTACCTTGTAGTGTCTTGCCAAGATTTTTTACTTCCTCATCGGTGAGCTTAGTATTGTTTTGCAAAGCTTCAAAGAAGTCAGCCGCGCCGCCGCCGCCAGTAGCAGAAAATTCGCCTAGCTTTTCTTGCGTATCAGCTAAGATAGCGGCCAACGCTCCTTGCTCAACACCAAACCCAGCAGCAGCATGAGTAAGAACTTGAAAGCTTTTAAGGCTCGCATTAGCTGTGCCGGCCATGATACCAAGCTGTACGTCTGCCTTGGCTGTTTCTATCGCTATTGCTGTCATTGCTGCAGCAGCGACGGCAATGCCACCGACAGCCATACCAACCATTGAGCCTGATATTTTACTTATATCATCAGTTATATTTTCCCGCATATTACGGACTGAGCCGCCAATATTATCGGTGCTATCGCGGGCTTCTCGTTCAGCGCGTGTTAGGCCGTCAGTAAATTCACTTAAACGTACCGCCAGATCTAATGTTAGTGTACCAAGTGAAGTTGAGGCCATTGCTCGTTATCCTTATTTTAAGCAAATAAAAAGCCCGCTAAATAAGCAGGCATAAACAATTTAAGTATCTATAATAGGTAGTAATATATTAATAAGGATTAATCATGGCTACTGTACTAGAGCAGCAACTTTTACCTTGTAGGAATTGCGGCAAGAAAACTATTCATCACCGCAACGCCGAACGCTTTAACTGGATTTTGCACGTTGTATTAACTATCGTTACGTTAGGCTTGTGGTTGGCGGTAGTTGCGTTCTTATTAATAGCAAACCTGTTTGTTAGCCATGATGGTTGGGAGTGCTCAGAATGTGGCAATCCTTACCCTTAATCATCCAACTGCTCCTCAAAACCAATAATCACATCATCTTCATGTGGCATTAGCTCAAGCGCCTCAATCATATCTTCTGCTTCACGCCCACTGTTTAAGTGAATAAACATCATGTTAGCGGCTGTTTGCTCAAATCTGCGGCCAGTGTTTAAACTGCCACGTCTAGCGCGATACTCTGCCCATTGCCTAATCTCAAGCATGGTTAGATTATTTTTGACTTGGTGCAAGGTGTTGCCTCCAATGCCGTTTAACGCCAATTCATAAAGCAGCTCGTTTTCACCAGCTATGAATCCTTTTTGGTCTTGGCTTTCGCCATCGCCTTTTTTATATTTTCAGTGCCCCACACTCTGTCAAATACAGCAGACGCCAGTGCTTGTACAAAATTTTCTTCTACCTGCTTTTTGGTAAACATCACTTTGTCTTTGTCGTCTACTAAAGCTTTACTGATCCACTCACCAGCTACACTTTCTTGATCATGCATACGGTTGAGCAATACCTCAGTTTCAAAAAACGGTAATTGCTTGATGCGTACATCAACACTACATTCTTCGCCATTGTGCCAAAAGGTTACGGTTTCATTACGCACTTGAGATACAAGCGAACCCGCCTTAACGTCTGATAATAATATCTTTGCCATATTTGTAATCCTTAAAGTAAGTAAGCCCCGATTAAGGGGCTTAGGGTTGGCTTATTGCAGCGGTAGGGTAGTGCCTACACCGCGGTTGTACGGTAAGCAGTGATGGCTTTATTCTGGCGCTTCATTGAGATGGTGTGCTGTACCAGTGAGTCGGATTCAAACGTAGGAGAGGAGTCTTTTAGTAGCGCTGTGAACGATGTCCAGGTACGGCTCTCTGGCAGCGTCACTTCATCAGTCGCGAGCGTTGGCGCGACAGTGCCATCTGACCAACCGACATAGACTTCAACATATTCATTGTCAGCGGCAAGTTGCAGCAATGTGATGTGGCTTTCGTTATTAGGGTCAGTGTTAATCATGATTGAGCCTTCGCCTGGTTGATTAAGACCATATACGGATGTGGCGCTGTCTGTCTCTTCTAAGCAAGTATCGGTGATGTCAGTTGGGCTGTCATCGCCAAGCTGAATGCCAGTAATACACACCATCTTAGTCAGAATCGCAGTCGGTGCGCCATGCTTGACCCAGACGCTGGTGCCTTGCGTGAGTACGCCTTTCTTAACTTTAGCCATCTTAAGTATCCTTGGTGATTTTGGGGTTTTCTTAACGCTCTAGTATCCAATTGGCATCGAATCCGCGTGCGTAAAGCTTCGTTTCAGTTTCATACTGATTGATTGAG